TGAGACCTTACGAACATTGGAACCTCAAACAGGAATGTAATTGAGTTGTGTTCAAATGGTGACGTGTGTTTGTGTTCGATTAAATATTTAATTAGTTTTTCGTCTCTCTTGGTCAAAGGCTTTGTGTTGTCTTGCCCAAAAGAAACGCGGGCAGCATTAGCAATCATTTTATCATCGCCAACATGCTGCACATAAGAAACTTTGCCGATACCATCAGCATACAGTTCAATTTCTCTCATCGATCCCCCGTGGGTCATATTCTTCGTATACAGGAATATTAAATTTCTTTCCTACCTTAGATTCTTCATTGCCTTTGGTAGCTTTAGGGATGAATGAGTAGTCATCTCCTGCTTGAGCCATTTGGGAGTGGTCGTAAACTAAAGATACTGCGTCTGACCCTGGGGCTCTGTGGAATCCTCGAGCTGATCTTTCTACTCCCTTTTCTGGGTCATCATACTCCATTTCGAACATTTCGTATAGCATCGTATCATTTCCTGGTTCAATTGTAAACTTTTCTCCCCAAAGGAATCCCCACTGTCCATATTTTCTATTTAGCTTTTCTAAGTCAGATTGACTTGGGTTGATAACAAGTACTGATTGCTCAAAAATACCAGCAAACTTACCTCCGATGCGAACATATTTAAGTCCTGCGGAACTCAGATCGCCTTCCAAATCTTTCTTTAGGTATTTGTTGTCTAGATCTGTTGATTTTTTTGCCATTGGATTTTGGCCTGACATAATTCCAATAGTTCTTACGCTTGGGTCTTTACCCTTAAGTATTTCTAAGACCCTGTTGTACTTTACTGCTTTCGCTTCTGTTAGTATTACTCTTAATTTCATTTATTTTTCCTCAAGGTTGCGTCATGACATACTCGCAATGTTCTTTTACATCAGCATGTCTTGTTCTTAATTTTTCTACAATTTCTGATACTTCCTGTTTCCAAGCTCCAACTTGATCAGACAAGTCAGCATTGATCAGTTCTTTTTCAACCTCTGAGTACGCTTCACCTATGGTGTTATAAATCTGGTTCCACTCAACAGATAGGAATGCAGAAGCAGCTTTCTTGGTGTCAACTTCGGACAACAAAAACCCAGAAGTTCTACGATCTGATGGATCTGTCATTGTATTTAGTTCACCTGCTCTTGGTGAAAAGTTATCTCCCTTTCTACCACCCTGTGCACGAAAAGTAAGGGCACCACCTGGATCTACTCTAGACGCGATATTAGTTTCAGTGTCAACAACAAAATTGTTTGTATTCTTGACGTCCCAGTTCGCTAAAAATATATCAACCATAGCACCACCAGAAATCGAATCAACCCACTGCTTGAAATCTACACTTCGTCCGGGGACGCCTTTAACTTCTCTTGTTGCAAGTCCAATTCTTTTTTGAGATGGATCTGAAACAATTTCAATATTTTCCGGTGCGTTAGACGGATAAAGCTGATAAATTTTGTAAGCAAGGAATTCAACTGCTAGCTGCATTGATCTATCTGTTTTGCTCATCCAGTGAAAATTTTCAGTAAACTTTAAATAATATTTATCACCTCGCAATTTACATGTAGCGAGTGTGTGGGTTGATTGTTTAGCTTTGGTGGGCGGTCCATCTCTACCTAGAAAGCATAATTCCGTTAATTCATCCATTTTGGCTTCTTCGAGATGATTGACTTCTCTTTCTTCGGACAGGACTTCAAGAATTAATCCTTTTAATTTTTTACTCGTTAGTCTCATCAAACAATCTCCCATAAACATAGTTTTCTTTAACCACGTAAATAGTTTCGAAATTGCCTTTTATTTCTTGAATTGTAGATCTTTCCACTATTACTGTTTCTCCCGGTAAAAGATCGATTGTACAATCCTCAGCCATGTCCATGATTTCGCCTATCACATAAGGGGACTTTGGTGGTTTGTACTCATCGGGCATGACAAACAAAGGGTCTTCTTTGTTTTCTTTTTCTTCTTGTGGTTTAATCCACAAATGCTTGTTAAATGGTTTAAATTCCATAATACCTCCATAATAAAAAAACGTGTTATACACATAGTATAACACGTTTAGGGCACGATGTCAAGGGGTAAAGTTAATTATCTTTTGATTCGTGTTCTTTTTTCTTGTTTTGAACTTCGGTTCTTAGGTCCTTAATTTTTTTGGTTGATTCCATTAAAACCTTTCTTACACGAGGTGCGGCAGATTTATAGCCATAGGCTCCGGCATCAACTTTGTCAAGGTCCATCAAAGTTTGTTGTAGTTCTTTAACAATTTGTTCAAGTTCTTCTCTCATACTTTCTCCTAAAAAATTTCACAGGATCCACCGCTGCATGCGATTTCTCCACTTAAATCAGTTTCATCTGTAACTTCTGTAATTAGGTCTAAGTCAACGTTTTTTACCAATTCAAGCATTCTTTCGTAAGTTTCTTTATCACAATCTTCAAAAGGTGCCTGTACATAGGTGCCACCATCGTGTGGCAAAACTGATAATCCATTGTAAACATTTCTGTTAATCCACATCCAATCTCCAACTGTTTCCCACTCATCATCTTTGATTGTAATGGTCGCAGAAACATTGTGTGTATTGTTGCCATCAATGTGACCGGGCTTAATCCATTCATTAGAAACTTTCTTTACTCTCTCCAGCAAATCAAGTGCTGTTTCGTGGCGTGTTATTGCCCCTTCAGGAGCTTTTTGAGGAACAGAAAGGATAGCAGTGTCATGTGGTCGGAAACGGCAGTCCTCGACCAACTCAGGCAGGTTATTGACGAGATATGAATAGATAGCCTCATTCTTTCCTACGCGTAATCTGCGTATATAATAGTCGTTATGCCACGCGTGGATACCGCTTGAAGTTCCAAGTGTCAGCGATGTTGTGCCTGCAGGCTTTACAGAAGTGGTTCTTGCTGCGGGCTTAATGCCAATTTGCTCTGCTACTTTTTTATTAACAATCTTTACTTGATCAGCGGCTGATTTAAGATCAAGCTTGAGAACTCCACCAGAGGCAATACCCGTCATTGAAACTCCAATCAAAGAATCTTTCTCAGTTGTTCTCTGCCAAATAGGACGAAGATAGTGAAAGTCAGTGTAAGATGCCTGAAGGGTCCCAATGAAAGAAGCAGCTTTTGCTCTTTCCTCTAACTCTTTTTGCGTTCGAACATTAGATACGTTAATCTCTGTCAAATTGCAAAACTGAAAAGGTCGGAGACCTATTTCGCAACAAGGGTTACATCCCCACTCTTTATCGTTAGAAAAATAAAACCCAGGCTCTCCGGAGCGTGACTCTTCGACTCTCTTCCAAATGTTTTTAAAAGTTGGCTCGTCAATTCTGTGTCTCATTATGACTACAGAGTTGTTTGCTCTTCCTCTTTGCGGGTTGAGTTCCCACCATGCCCCTGACTTGGCCGAAAGCATGTCTTCATCATCAGCACTGAACAAAGAAATGAGAGCAGCACGACGGATACCTCCAGCGAGAACCGCATCCGCAATATGGCAGATGATGTCATGCACCTCAATAGGAGTGAGTTTGTCACCATTTTCTTTAGCATCTAAGATTCCCTCTACTTTTACTAGGCACTCGCGAAGTGGTTGTGGGCCGGGTGCCTTTCCGCCCGAGGTAACTAGTCTCGCACCTTTTGGACGGATGTCTGAGAAGTCAAAACGTAGTCGTGATGTACCTTTAAAGTATGACATCACTAACGCTTTTACAGAATCAGCCCAGCCTTCAATTGAGTCCCCAACTAAAAATCTTCTTGTTCTTTTCGCTGAGGGTCTATGGATTTCGGGTAAACTATCGACGTGATGTTTTTGCACAGAATATCCAACACCAGTTCCACCTAAAAGTAAAAACATGATCTCTCCGAATACTCGAGGATCATCAGCAGGGGCAAATGCACAATTAAACACACGGTTGGGAGATACCTCAATAGGCTTACCTCCAAACTGCATGCTTCTCATTGAGGGTAAGACTTTTTTGTCAAATACCATCTTATAATTTTCTCTAATTTGTGTTTCAATGTGTGGAAACTTTTTAATGTGCATCTCCATATTGCGAGTCACTAACTCGTCCCAATTTTCTCGACGTTGTTTATCTTCGAGATATCTTGCATACTTCATGTGGACCGTTATATCCGACAAGATCTCTTTTTCCAAATTCATTCTGCTACTCTCCTGTGTTAATTTTCTAAAGTACTCTCTTTCTTCGAGAGTGTAAGTTGATGATGCTTCCATTATTGCCCCATTTTTGCATATTTATCTTTTAGCATTTGCATTTGCTCTGCTGTTGTCTGCATTTTTTCAGCCGTCTCATCTCTGTCTAAAATTTTGATTGAGACTGTGGACCAATCAACAAAAGCGTCAAATACAAGACCGTCAGGTCCGTTCCTATTCTTAGCAACGAATAGCCTTCCTTTGTTTGCTTGCTTGTCTTGAACTGTTCGTGAAAGAGAGAAAATGAAGTCAGCGACAAAGCATTTGTTAAATGCTTCAGATATTGCCTCCATTGTAATAACCTCTGCATTAAGTCCTCCGCGATTAGTTTGAGATGCAGTCCAAACTGGAAATTCGTATGTTTGAGCTAAACCACGCAGTCCCTCATAGGTCTCTTCAAGTTCATGTCTCTTCTCGCTTGATGACCTCACTGGTCTCAGCAAATCAGCATAGTCAACAAGAACCATATCAGGTTCTATACCACGCTTGCGAAGTTTTTCGATATGGTTCTTGAGAGTCTGAACAGATGCAGACTTTGTTGGATACTCTTTAATAATTAGAGTCCCTTCAAGATCTTTGATTTTTGTTATGATTTCTTTTTGTCTTTCTCTGTGCTCTTGCAAAGGAACATCGGTGATACAGCAATCAAATCTTTGACCGACCACCGTATCTTTAAGTTCGAGCGTATAGTAGACAACAGTCTTGCCTTGAAGGATTGCTTGAGTTGCGAGATGCACGAGCACCATAGACTTACCAGCACCAGTTGGAGCGACAACAACACCCAACTCTGACTTTCCAAGGCCTCCCTTAACAATCTCATCCATTCGTGGCCAACCAGTTGAAGTTGGATCTCGTGAAACCAGTTCAAAACGTTTAAGCAAATCTTTGCGAAAGTCGTGTCCAAAGTTGTTGTCTGTTCCAAGAACTAAGGCCTCCTTGATCACTTTCTCAATTTCTTCAAATGAAGATGACTTGAGGAGGGATGCAGACTTGATCATAGCCCCCTTTAATACTTGCTTACGACAGAAGTCGATAGCCTTGTCTTTGATGAACGCAGCTTCTTCTACGCCATCCGATGTGTGGATACGAGCATAAAACTCCCGTACCGCTTGTGCGGTGGCTTTATCATGATGATTGAGTTCAGTTCTCAACAACGACATCATCACTTCTGAATTTGGATGAGTGTTGTATTTGTTTCTGTAGTTGATGAGCGTCTGTGCAAATACTTGAAGATATTTGCTTTGAAAAAAGCTGATATCTAGAACTTCCATGATTTGATCAAAGAAGGGCCTGTCTTCAAGCATAAGTTGGCATAGTTTTTCTTGGAAATTTTTTCCAAACCTTACAAAGGTTTCGTTCGATGTTAAATCGTTCATTTGTCCTCCAGTATTTTTAGTGTATGAATAAATATAACCTATTCAAGTCAAGTTGTCAAGTAAAACTATCTTTTTATTTTTCTAAAAACAGTCTGTAAATCATTAAAATTTAGCGAAAGACCGTCATCTTCGGCTAACATTTGAGAAAATTTTATTTTGTCAAAATACGGTTCGAAGTCGTTAATTGCATTCTTGACAATTTCTCTATTCATCGGTCGTATGTTGGGATATTGCAGTTGCATAATCGCATAGTTATCTTTTATTAATTTTTCATTAGATTGAATGTTTTCATGAATTTTTAATTTTTTACCTTTCATGGCACAATCTCTGATGATGTCAGCCGTTGTGAATTCTTCCTCTCTGATCAAGTACGGGAATCTCTTGGCAATTGTCTTGAGACCTGCTCCTTTGATTCCAGGTAAATTGTCTGAGGAATCACCAGCGATTGCTCTTGCGAGAGCAAAGTTGTTGGGGTGGATCTTAAACTCATCGATGACCGTTTGCCTTGTAACAATCTTTTTTTGTATTGGTCTATAGATCTGCACGTCTTCTCGACATAACTGAAAGAAGTCTTTGTCTGAAGATATGATTGTCTTCTTCCACCCAGCATATCTCTCGTGGTTAATTACAAGTGCTATGATATCATCTGCTTCTGTAAAATCTGCTACAAGTTGTATAACAGGCATCTCGTTGAGGTACTCCATCAGCCTTACTTGTTGAAAGCCTTTGTTAGCCTCCTGTTTGTCTTCAGGGATCTCAACCATTCTACGATTGAATCTCACCGGTTTGCGACCACCTTTGTAGTCCTTGTTCATTGAACGTCGTCTTGCAGAGCCCTCATGGCCATCCCAAGCGACAATAATCTCATCAGCGTCAAAGTCCCTAGCAACCTTCTGTAAAGACTTTAGGAAGCCAATGGTGCCTCCTACAGGCCACCCTTTTTTATTTAAGTGA